TTCCACCACCTTCTTGTTGTTGAATCCAATCTGGATATTTAATAGGATCAATATATTTTATGGCTATGGGATCAATTTCTGGTAAATCTATTGGATCTATTCCTGGTAAAAATCTTGCTATTTGATTTACGGCAGATTCAATATTATTAAATGCGTCATTTAAACTATTAATGATAGTATTGATTGGTAAAAGTATAACTTCATTTATAAATTTTATAATTTCATTTATAAAATCTATCATCTTGTTACCAAAATCAATCAATCCTTTCAAATATTTTCCAGGATTCTGAATGATATCTAATAATCTAACAACTGCTGAACCAAGTAAAATATTTAAAAAGAAGTCAATAATAGTATCAATAATACTTTTAGCTGGAGCAATAACTTTTGCTATCCTATCTTTTGTTTTGGATTTATCTGATGCTCCTTCTAACTCTTTTTCTTTTTCTTTAAATGCTAGATTTTCTTGTCTTGTTTCTAGATCCTTAACAGATTGTTTTTCTAAATTAAGTCTATCTTCATTTAACTCTAAAATCTTTTCAAGATTTTTTTCAATCTCAGTTAATGATGATGAAAGTGGTATGAGAACCTCTTGATTATTTTCATCAACCTCTGCTTTAATATCTTCAGATAAATTTTTCGTAGGTGGTAATAACTTTGATGCATCAACTTTAGTTGCTGTAGTCTTTGTTCTCTCTTCTCCAACAAAAGTTTCAGCCTTAATCTTTTTACCTCTTACTTTAAATCTACCAGTTTTAGACTTAACTCTTTTATATTCATTAGTTAATAACTCTACCTCTTCAGTAGGAATTTCACTATCTGCCATTCTTCCGGCAACTAGTCTTTCCCTGAGAAGAGTTTTATATGTAGAATAGTCTATATCACTTACATCAGTAAGACCTAATAATTCAAGAATACTTTGATTGATTTCTTCATCAACAATATCTTCATCTTTAGTACCTTCATACTTGACTATAGCTGATATATTTTTTCCCGATTCTGTCTTGTCTTCTTTTCGGATTTCATCAAGTAAGTCATCAAGACCTTTTGGTACTTCTTCTTTAATATCATCAACTTCTTTCTGGATCTCATTTAAAAGATCATCTAAACCTTCAGGTATATTATCTGTATCTTCTTTGATTTCTTTAACTTCTTCTTGAATATCCTTAAGTAAGTCATCAAGACCTTCAGGTATTTTATCTTCTTTCTTAGTAAATTTTTTCTTATCGGCTTCTGAGACTGATGCCACTTCACCATCAACAATACCCTCTGCCATTCCTCTGGCAACATCTAGAAAATCACCTTGACCTTTTACAAGATCACTATCAACTTTACTTTGTTCTTTTGGAGTAAGTGAATTATAGTATTGTGATAACTTTTTAATTTGAGCATCAGAAAGTTTGGATACGAGATCCTTTCCGAGTTTATACTCGTAAGCTTTTCTTAGTGTTTTGGGATCTCTAGCCATTCTGTTGTGCCTTAATCCTTTGCTCTTCTTCTTCTAAATGTTGCTTAAGTAATGTCACATAGATGTCTCTTTCCCAAGGCATCATGTTTTCTATCTCAGTCAAAGAATATTTATGGTATTGCATCAAGGCAAAATTTAAACGAAAATAATTTTCAAGATCCATATGGATCAAGGCTATCCGAAAAAACTTGATAACCCTTCTAAGACTACTGTACTCTTAACTTTTGTAACTGGGTTTGTAACTTCAACTGTATGTGAAAGTTTAGGCATAGTCTCAAAGAACTTTTCAATTTGTTTAAATTGAATAGAGTTCATCTGTTCTAAAAATTCTACGACTTCTTTCTTGCTAACATCAGCAGTTGACCATACTTCTTCTTCACTATAAATCTTATCAATACATGTTGCAATGAGTTCAAAAGATCTATCAATATTACTTTCTTCATTGAAATCAAAATTATTTTTGATGAATTGATCCAATGATGGATATTTCATTTCCATCATCAAGTTATCATCAAGTCGAATTTGTTTTTCGTGATCTTCATTCTCAACAACCTTAATTTCATCAAGGTCAATTTGAATTGGAATGGTTGTCTTTCCATCATCAGGAGCAATAATACTAACTTCTACCTCTTCTCCTACTGATTTACCTCTGATGTTTAAAAAGAGATATTCAATATCAAAAGTTGGAAGTTCTTCGACTTTGACTCCCTTTGTAGAAATACAATTTTTGATAACAGTTTTAATTGCTGTTGTAATTTGTTTCGTATCTTCACTCTCTAATGCAAGAACAAGAAGTTTTTCTTCTTTGACGAGAAATGGTCTATATTTAATCATTTGTTTTGTTGAAGGCAATTCCAACTCATACAGTGGAGTAGCAATCTTTGGTAAAGGCATGATGTCCTAATGATGATTTCAGGTAAAAATATTTATGGGCGTTTTTTTCGTCTTTTTGGTGGAGAAATACCAAGATCATTTTCTGTTAATACTTTAAATTCAATTCCATTATCTTTCGCAAACTCAGCTGCATACTTCCATTTAGCTTGATTGACAGCATAAGTTGTAACTTCATTAATATATGTTTTAGTCATCCTTGATGGTTTTTTGGGTTCTTTTGTTTGTCTTTCTGGTTTAATTTCTACAATATATTTTTTGACCTCTCCATTATTATGTCTAATCTTAACATAACCATCAGGATAATATCTGTGTACTCTATTATCCACTGGTGAAACATAAGGAATAGAAAATTCTTCTGATGCATATTCAATGACAGCATCATTTCTATCACACCATTTTAAAAAATGTAATTCCCAACTACTTCTGTATATTATATTTCTAGAATCACCAAGATACTTTTCTGGATGTTGAGGGTGAAATCTACCTTGGTGCCATTTAGAATCCCTAGGCATCAGTTATACATAGTAATAGTAGTAATAATGGTATTTAGATGCCCTCACCAACAGGTGGTCCAAAACCAAAACCATTTAAAACATCAGAAATAAAAAGTAGAATATTAAATGTAGCAAAACCTACCATTTATATGGTTAGGTTACAACCACCACCTGCAGTGACTAGTTTTATTCAACAAAGAGGTATTAATTATCTGGCTGTTGGTGAAGACATTGAATTGAGATGTTTCAGAACAAGTACTCCAGCTACTTCTTTTCTGACACATGCTGTTAGTGCGGATTATCATGGTGTTGTAGAGGAAATACCATATCGAAGAGGATATGAAAATGAAATCAGTATGTCTTTTTATGTTGATACAAACTACGACACAATAGAATTTTTTGAAGGATGGGTAGATTATATGAGTGGTCTTGGAGTCACTGCTCCAAGAGATTCTTATTATTCTTCTCAAGCATTTTTTAGAATGAGTTATTATAATTCATATCGAGTTCCTATTTTTCTAACTAAGTTTGAAAAAGATATATCATATGAAAAAAATGTATTAGATACTGCTGATAGAAAGTCTCTTGAATATACTTTTATTGATGCTTATCCTAAAGCTATAAATAGTATGGAATTGAGTTATGATTCTACTGAAGCTCTGACTCTTGATGTGACATTTGGATACAGTAGATATGTAAGAAGAAGATTAAACCTTAGAAATCCAGAATAATGAAAACCTTCCAAGAATTTTTATCAGAAGCAGAATATGCAACTTCTGATACTCAATCAGCAATATCCAGATCAGTATCTGGAGGGGGATCTGACTATTTAAGCATTAATTCTAAACCAGGATTTAATAAATTAGATTTGTTGAGATTGAAAAATATAAGACTTAAACAAAAAGATAAAAATAAAGAAAAACAATCTGACACTTCTACACCTACTGATACTTCTTCTACAACAAGACCAGCACTTCCATATAGATACAAGGCAAAAGAAAAACCTACAGTCGAGAAAGGTGGTCCACTTGCAAAGAGACCACCTTCTCAAGAAAAATCAAGAGTAGTTCAAAGAACACAAGCTGCAAAACAACCACCACAACATAAACAAATTTCTGCTAGACCAGCATCAACAGCAATGGCTGGAAGTAGACAAAGACCAGCAATTAGACCATCACAAGATAGACCGCAACAAAGACAACTATCTCCATCTCAACAAAAACAATTACCTCAATCACAACAAAGACAACTACCTCCATCTCGTCAAAAACAATTACCACCTGCCAGATCTTGATGGATCTTACACAAGAAGATTATATTAAAAGTAAAACAAATAGACTTCCTGAATCAGAAGTCAATAGAATCATCAGTCTTACTAGTGAAGATGATATGATGTTGGAAATTACTGATCTTTTAAAAGAGACAGAGATCGTACCAACACCTGGAAGATATTATACATTTATATACTTAGCCAAGACACCAAGAATTGAATATGACGAATTTCCCTTAGTCGCATGTACAAATGTACAAAAGTGGGGATTCAGAGGTCTCAATTATCATTGGGGAGAATTCAGAAACTATACTTGGGAAGAAATACCAGGTTACTTACATGTTGTTTATCCAGAAGAATTAAAGACTTTAAGATCGATTCCATATCAAAATTTCAAAATAAATAATTAAATAGTCATAGTGTAAAATAATGTCGGTTAAAACCTATCCTAATATTTTTCCAAATACTATATTTACAGATGTAATATGGGATGGTGCTCTTTTTGAGGAAAGAACTAATACAATCACCGGCGAAATTGGCTTATATCGTAAAACTTTAGGTAATAATATACCTAGTACTGTATTAGGATCTTATGCATATTCAGAAGATAAAGAATGGATAATCAGTGATCCAAATAGTTTTTATATTGAATATAACAATGGTAGAAATAGTACTGATTTAATTACTTATGAGGAGTTTGAGAGAAGATTTTATATAGAAGGTGTACCTATTCTTAATCGTGATCGAGCTACAATATTGGAACAATTTTCTACTCAAAAAAATAAGTCTCAGTTCTTTGTAAATAGCATACCTGGAATACAAGATCCAAAAACAAAAAGATATGTTAACTTTGATGGAACATACACAGATCAAAATCCATTTGCTCAACAAGTAGATCCTAATGATGCTGATGACTCTGTATTTGGTAATCCTTATGGAGATGATATTCAATTAACAGCATACAGTGGAAATAATAGTAGTACATCTGGTTCTACAAACGGAAATGGATCACAATATGGTATAGGTTCAGTTGGTGTATCACAATATGAGTCAAATAATCAGATAGGAAATTTTTCTTCGACCAGTAATAGAAATGGTAATGGAGTTGGTGGTAGTGGACTTTTAAAGTATCCTCTTCTTGAACCACCTGCTGAATTTCAATATGATTATATTATGATTCAAGCATTTGATTATGTTGCATCAGGATTAAAAAATAATACAAATCTTCTTAAAAATCTGGGTCCTGCAAGAGAAATTACAATCTTACCTATGCAACCCAATATTTCAGAAACAAATGTTGTAAATTGGTCTGATGATCAATTGAATCCTGTTAAAGCTGCTTTAGGTGATTTTGCATTTAAAACAATTGAAAGTCTTGGTGGAGATTATACTAAAATGCTTGATTCATTTAGAGAAGGAATGAATGATTTTAAAACCATGATAAGTCAGGAAGGTATTAAATCATTTGCTGCTGCTTATTTCGCTGGACAGGCAGTAGGATCAAATATTCTAGGAAGAAGTACTGGAATGGTTGTAAATCCAAATCTAGAACTTCTTTTTAATGGACCAAATCTTAGAACATTTAATTTTAGTTTTAGATTTACACCAAGATATGATAAAGAATCTGAAGAAATCCGAAAAATAATTCGAGCATTTAAAAGAAATAGTGCAGTAATTAGACAGCCAGGTTTTCTTTTCTTAAGATCACCTAGAGTGTTTAAACTACAATACATTTTTAAAGGATCACGTATTCCTGCAGGAGGAAAGGATGATAGTTCAGATTTACAT